CTCCGTAAATTAGAACTTGACCGCCTGTGAAGGACAAAACATTGTTATTTGTAATAGTTATTGACGAAATTGCAGTATTGCTTCTGTATAAATAATTACCAAATCCCATTGCATCACCAGTACGGCTAAATACAAAACTTCCATTCTTAAAATAAGAAGTATTTGTGTAATTATAGAAAGTAATTACTGCATAAGCGTTTGCCACGTCTGTTCCTGTTAATGCACCGTTAGTTGAAGTGCCGTCATTACCTGCTGCGACATTGCGCCACGCAGTTGTATTAAGAGAAGTGCTGCCATTTGCTTGAATAAGTGGAGTTGCCGTTGTGGCGACAGTTGCCGCACTTATTACAATTTGCAAATCCTTATAACTTTGGGAAATGCTAGAAATTGTGACACTTGAACCGCTTAGTGTTGTGGTGCTAAGTAATGTCATTCCACCTGCCGCTGGAGCAGCCCATTTTAATCCGGTCGCGGCAGTTGAATCGGCTGTCAAAACTTGATCGTTTGAACCAATTGCTAAACGCGCCACTGTATCGGCTGCCGTTGCGGCAATTAAATCGCCTTTTGCGTCCACAATGGTTTTGGCAATTGCAGCGTCAGCGTTGGTTTTCATTTGCGTGTCAACAGCTTGACCAAACACTTCAAAGTCTGCTGGCAAATCGGTGACCAAATCCGTCGAAGTAGGCATTTGGAACGAATAATTGCTGGTTGGGTTACTCATTGCTTGTTCTCCTTATCAGGCGACAATTGTCGCATTTTCCCAGTCAAGTGTTGGCGACACGCTTGACCATGTTTCGGTTGCTGGTACGTCGTCCCAATTCATTGCCTGCAAGCTGTACGCCAACGGCGACATGTTCAAAGTAATTGCAAGCTGATTGTAACTGGCGCGAAATTCCCAACCTTCAACAAATCCTTGAAAAGTGCCGCTGTTCATGTTCAGTGGAAGATCAGTCAAAGCCACAGGCATGCCCATAAAAATGCCAATTAGGCTGTTGCGGTCTGTGTTGTCCAGTTCAGGGTTGGTTAGGTCAAAAGTAATGTCAGAAAAGATTGGCTGCGGGGTTTTGCGAAGCGACAAATAAAAGTTTGCCTGACTGGTTGCGTCAGCTGAATTGTGCAGTGTGGTTGTGATGATTTGGGACAGCTCACCAAATTCAGCAATTGAAGCTGCGTCGCTGGCGCTTTGTTCAGCTGAACTGGTGGCATTGTATTTGATTGTTAGGTTATTGCGCACGTCGCCAGCACGGGTTTCAATCCGAATGCCCGCAGCACGGGCGTGGTTGGCTGTTAGATCAACGTAACCATTGGTTGCCAAATAAACTGACCTGTGGGTGCTGTCTGCATAGAAAATGCGTCCAAACCCGTCTTCGCCAATGTACCCAGCCCCTGAAGTCGCCAAAGCTGCAATGAGTGAATAAACGTCAGTGCGTGATGAAGAACGGGCTGCCAGTTCATAATTGCCAGCGTCAATTTCGCCCAACCCATTGTTTTCAGCGTTTGCCCATGTTGTTGTTGGGTCATAACTTGCCCATGTTTCAGCACCTGCAACTGAAGCCCATGTTCCAAACAGCACAGCTTCAAGGATTGTGGCAATTTGAACCCCGTCCAAATCTTTTGACAGCACCCCGTCAGTCAGTGTTTTTGGCAGGCGTGCCAGCGCACCCAATGCAATGATCGAATAAGTCTGCGTGAACATGGTTGAACCCACGTCGCGAACTTCAAGCCCCACTTCAACAACATTGCCGCCAAAAATTGGCACAAACGTGTTTGACGAATTCTTGACTGAAACTGAAAGTGTGCTGTTGATGTTGACAGGCAAAGTTGTTTGATTGACGTCAATCAGCTGAATGTTGACATAACCTGCCTGTGCCTGCTCATAAATGTTTGAACGACCGCTGCGAATAACCAAATTTGCCAAAACCGCTGACGTGTATTCAGTGCCGTCAATTTCCACTTTCCAAACGGGTGACCATTGCGTCATGCTGTCACCAAATTAGTTGCGCCACCTGTCCCGCGATAAAAGGAATTGTTCAACGTGTCGGCAATTGTGCGGGCTGTGCCTTCTTTGTCAATTGCCCCTGAAACGTTGATGTTAATTATTGAACCGCTGGCTGATTCACTGGCGCGGAAATTTGCCAAAGCTGAAGGTTGAACCAATCCCATTTGTGTTTTCAAAATTTCGGCTTTGATAATTAGATCATCACGCTGAGCTGTCAAAGTATTCAACGCACTTTGAATGCTTGTGCCGCCCCCGCCTTTGCCGCCAGTTGCAGCAGCAGTTGCCCCTGCAAGCCCCGATTGAATACTCCCTAAACCCGAAAGAACACCCCCAAAACTTGTGCCGCCCCCGCCACTGATTGCGCTGGGTGCGCCACCTGTTGAAAAGCCTGAAGTTGGTGTTGATAGTTTTCCCAATTGGTTAACATTGCCCAAAAATGGAATTGCGTTATAGGCACGAATTAAAACGTTGATCCCGTCAATGGCTGTGTTGATAACTGCGTTAATTGCACCAACAACGCTGCCAACAATGTCAATGACGCCAGCGGCAACTTTGCCCACAATTTTGAAAGCACCGCCCAAAGTTTCGCCAATAATTGGCGCAAGATACTTGGCAATGTAACCGCCAAATTCCATGAATGCTGCAAGATTATCTTCAACCGCTGTTTTGATGTATCCAAAAGCTTTGAACAACCCTTCCAAAATTGGGCTAAAAACGTTTTTGATTAAAGTCCCAACTGTTGTGATGTAGGTCGTCAACCCGCCTTCTTTACCGCTAAACGCGTCGGCAAATGCTGTGATTGCTGGCAATGCGTAGCGGTTGATTAAGTCAATGAAATAAGCGACCACTGGCAATAACGCTGTGCCTAAAGTTTCTTTTGCTTCGTCAAATGCCACTTGAACCCTTGCTAATCGTCCAGCGTAAGTTTCAGCGTTGGCTGAAGCTGCCCCACCAAATAATTCTGTCAGGCGGTTTTGCACGTCCGTAAATGACATTGTTTTCAATTCAGCAGCTGAAAGCCCCAAACCTAATTTGCCCAAAGCTGCTGTGTTGCCTTCGTAAGCTTTGCCCAAAGCATTTGCAACGGTTTCAAGCGGTTTGCCTGTGGCAGTTGATACGTCAAGGGCTGTGTTCAATAAATCTTGCGCTGAAGCCACGTCGCCAGTTGAACGAACCAGTCTGCCCAATGCTGGTCGAAGCTGATCGTCAGCGACGCCAGTCGCCAATGACATTTGAAGAATGCTTTGTTCAGTGGCTGCAATTTGGGCTGTGGTTGCCCCTGTGGCGTTCTGTAAAGCCAAAGCCAACTGTGTCTGTGCCTTTTCGTCGGCAATGGCTGATTTGACCCCTTCAATGCCGATTTTGATTGCGTAAGCGCCAGCGGCAGCAGCTGCGGCTGCAAAGGCTGCCCCAACGACTTTGCCAACCTTGCCCATTTTGTCGCCGAAGGTTTCGACGTCGTCGGCTGCGACCTTTAGGCTTTTGTTTAGATTGTCAACGTCACCCAAAATGGTGAGCTTTAGCGTTCTACTTCCAGCCATTATTCAAATTCCTTTACAACTTCCACAAAAGCGTTTTCCCAACGCTTGATGATTTCAGGCTGAATGCTTCGAAGGGTTGGATAAATAAACCAACCGCGTGAACCGCGACCGTATTGACCTGACCACTTTGGGAATTGTTTCAAACGATTTGAACCAAATTCATTGCCTGCCCACAGCTGTTGAGTTGTGCCACCGCCCGAAAATGTTTGACGGGCAAAGCCGTAACTGATTTCACCTATTTTTGACGATTTTGAAACTTTTGCCCCTGTGGCAATTCGAATCTTTGCTGACCTGTTTGTCATGCTAAGTGCAGCCGTGTCAATGACGCTAGAACGAACATAATCAGCCAATTCATTGCTGATTGTTTTCGCCTGTTTGGTTGCTTCTTCGTCCATTGCTTTGAAAGAACGGGCAATGGCGCGAAGTTCAGCTTTGTCGTAGCTGATCGCTTCACTTGCCATGTGCCCGCCTTTCGACTATTTCAAGAACTGTCAGAATGTCTTCCGCTGTTTCCAATTCAGATTTTTGGATTCCCGTCGCAATGACGATTTCCCAAAGGATTCTGTTTAAGCTTCCGACGCCGTAGCTTTTGGGTCTGCCTCACCAACCGTTACTTCAGCAATGGTTTCTGTCCACACTTCGATTGGTTTAACTGGTTTTCCAGCAGCTTCACGCTTCATGGCGTGATAAGCCAAAAAAACCAAATCGGAAACGCCGATTTTGTCCCGTGCTTGGCTAATGGTTGAACCGCTGTGCTTCTCCCACTTGACCCATTCAGGGATTGCGGCAACAAATGTCACCGATTCCCCTGAATTGTATTCAATTGTTATTGGTAGCTTCATTCTGTTTTCTCCCGATTCTGTTGGTTTAGCTGAATGTTTCGGTTGGTGTTCCAACAACTGTGAATGACAAATCCACAGTTTGCGCGTCAGGTGCTGTGCCGCCCACTGCTGGGAACACTGGCATTACGTTAAACGCGAAGACTGCGCCAGTGACTGCCGTCAATGACACTGCCAAAGTTGTGTTTGGTGCTGATTCGCAGGCTGTCCAAAGTGCTTCGCATAGTGAACCACTTGCGCCCCAGTCTGAAAGCATTGACACGTCAAAAGTCCATTGGTCGTCAATGTGCTTGTAAGCCTTACCGTCAAGCGTTTGGTAAGTTTCAATTGTTGGTGAGTTTGCTAGGACGGCGCTGGTCGCTTGTGCGTCATAGTTAACGGT